TATAGGAATGGCAGTAGGTACAAAGAAGTATTAGTAAATGGACATAAAGATACAATCCCTGTTTGTGAATGTGCTGTACCTACATTAGTACAAGAAAATGGCTGCACTACTTGTAAAAGTTGTGGGTGGAGTGCTTGTGAAATTGCTTAGAACATACTTACAATCATATAAAACTACCCTGTTTTCGGGAGTAATGTTTGGATTTATCTCTATCCATACGATGGAAGATATATTACTTTTATCAATAGGGAGATTTCTCCCGTTGCCACTCTTAGCCATGTATGGATTAGGTTTAGTAGTATCGTGGTTATTAATGGGTTGTCTTGTGAATCGGTTTCTTAAACAAGTAGGGGTAGATGTCCATCATCATTAGGAACTAGTAGGAGGAATAGAATGATAGGGAACATGTTAAGGGAAAGAGAGTCTCAATACATAGCGACTAGGGATGAAGGGACACAAACATGGCGTATTTTAGATACGTGGCATGATGTCTTGAGAGACATGAATCCAGAGGATGAAGTGGAGGATGATAGTCCTGCTGTAACTGTAGTTACAGAAGGTGGGTTTATCGCATTGGTAAAAGAAGCCTCTCGTTTAGGAAGATTATTCTAATGAAGTTCAAGAAAAGGAAGAAGAACTTGCGGAAATGCGGAAAAAAATAGTAAAATATGAAGAGGAGATAAGCACTCTTCGTATATCTGCTTCTAAATCAGAGGGTACCTTATTGAAGGAGTTAGCAATGGAAACTCTGCTTAAATTGACTCTCTCTTCTGATATAGAAAAATTAACTACACGTAAGGATTAGCTATGAAATTATCAGAATATCTTCCTGAAACTCCTGCGTTAGCCCAACAAATGACAGATTTGAATGCTCAAATCGGTATGTTTCAGTTGATGAAAGCGGGGGGAGAGACAGGGACTGCTCCTACAATGGGCTTAGACCATGTAGTTAATACATGGGTACGTCATCAAATGGCGTATAGACAACAGCTTGTAATGGATATTCAAACCATTGCCATGTCTGTGGAAGAAATTCGTAGCCCCATTAGTCATATTACTAGTGAGGTCTTCAGGCGTGGAATTCAATGGAAGGCTAAGATAAAAGACCCAGACCATGAACAACAAGAACGGTTTACTAAATTCTTAGATGACTGTAACGTTTTTGACCAGAGTTTAGAAGAGGTCTTAAAACAATTCCATTATGATATTAATACTGTAGATGATGGGTTTTTATACTTAGCTAAAGAATATAAGACTATGGATGATGATACGTTACGTTCTAAGATTATAGAAATCCGTAGATTAAATCCTGCCCTAGTTGAGTTTGATTTGGATACTGCGGGATTGCCAAAAAATGCTCATTTCCTGTGTCCTATTCATAGGGATGATATTCAAGATACTCCCCAAACATGTGACCATCCTGGTTGTAACCGGATATGTCAAGCAGTTATGTATAAATACTATCATAGAAATAAACATATTTATCTATTTGATAGTGAAGTTATTCATATTTCTAAGTTCTCCCCTAGTGAGACATATGGATGGAGTCCTATCCTCACAGTATTTGAGAAGGCTCTTACTCTGATTGGTATGGATAAAAACCTATATAGATACTTCTTTGAACGTAAAATGCCAGCTTCTATGATTATGGTCTTTACAGATGACCCCGAATCATTGAGGCGTGAACGGTCTAATATGGCTGCTCAAACTAGGATGGATCCTAACTTTATACCAATGGTAGCGGTATCTGCCCGAAATAATAGGGGTAGGGTAGATATGGTACGGCTATTCCACACATTACAGGAAATGGATTATCTTCCTGTACGTCAAGAGGTACGGGAACGTATTGCTGCTATGTGGGGAGTAACTCCTGCATGGCAGGGCGCACCTGAAGCCTTTGGTGGTTTGTCTACCCAAACGCAACAGCTTGTAGTTATGAGTCGTGTAGTGGAAGGTGACCAGCGTATGTTCCATGATAAGGTTTTCCCCCTTCTATTAGATGCCTTTGGGATTACCGATTGGACATTAGAGCTACCTACACCTGAAGAAAAGGCAGAAGCTACTAGAATTAGTTTTGCTCAACAGAGAGTTGCTGTTGCCAGCCAGTTGAATCAAATGGGATTTACTGTTAGACTGAAAGACCAGGGAGAGGATATGGAAAGTATTTCCTTTGTAATTGAAGGTGAATCAGTTCCAATGACTCAGTTCCAAGGTGAGTCACAAGCACTGCAAATTGAACAAACTATGCAGCAAATGGAACGATGACGGGTGAGGCACCCGCTGAAGGTGAAGAAGAAGGAGGAGAAGGAGGAGATATGGATCCAGATGAAATGGCACAAGCACAATTAGCTCAAGATGACAATGAAGACGAAGATGAAAATATTAATGACCCAGAACCTGAAGAAGAACCTGAAGAGGGTTAACCTATGCCTGTTACTTTAAGAGGGAATACTCCTAAACCTGATGATCTAGACCTAGATCAATTACCTGAGAGCCAACGTAGGTATATAGATGATACTGAAGTTGGTGAACTGAAAGGGAAAGGATTTAGAATCTATGAGGGAAAAAAAGGTGGGACATATATTGATGCCACGGCTGAGTGGATAGATGCCCATAAACAAACACAAGAACCTATCCAAGATAAAGGTAGTCTTTTCGTGGGTCTAGTACCCCATCCTGAGCATGGTCATAATGTATATGAATATGAAAATGGGGATAAAGCTACTCATGCAGAGGCTCCTAGAATTACAGAGGAAGGAAAAAATTTCGGTAAACGAATACCAAAAAAGAAAGATAAGAATGGAAATCTGGTACTTGTAGAACAAAAAGAGGCTCGTAATCATGGCGACACAAGTGTTCCTCTTGATGCTGTGGATGTTCATGTAGCTGTAGATACTACCTTACCTGTCCAAGCTAAATGGAGAAATGCTAAAACTGGGGAATTGGGATATAGTTATAGCCATGCCCATAATAAAGAGAAGAGAGCCAAGTATTGGAAAGATTTTAGAGCCAATAGAGGAGATATACAAAAGGGTATTAGAAAATTACGTAATATGAGTGTAGACCACCTTAAGGCTAGTCCCACCGATACTTGTTTAGCTTTGGTGGGTTTGTTGGGTATTAGGCATGGGGGAGAGGCCCGTACCCACGATGATGGCGAACTTACTGGAATGGGGGCAGTAGACTTGCGGAAACAGGATATTCAAATAAAAGGGGATGGCATTACTCTAATTTATAGAGGAAAACACAATAGACCCCAACGTTTTACTAAACGAAATAGAACTGTAGCTGAAGCTATGGCACATCATATGGAAGGCAAAGGACGTTCAGATAAAATCTTTGATACTTCTACTAGTAGAAATAGGAAAAGATTTAAAGAGTTAGCGGGTAATACCAAGGTGGGAGCAGTTAAAGCAAATCCACCCCCGCCTAATATGTCCGAAAAAGATTTTACAGCTTGGCAAAATAAAATAGGTCTGATAGTAGGGACAGCTTTAGGGCATAAGAAAGAGGAAAACCGTAAAAATGCACAGGGTAAGGTTATGTATGAAGCAGATGGTGAAACACCCAAAAAGCATTTTGTAAATACCCCTGGTGAAGCTATAAAGAGTTATATAGACCCTGAATTTTGGGATGAATACAAGCCTAAACAAGATATGCAAAAGGCTCATACACCTGATTGGCATGATAAAACTCCGATGGAAGAAAGGGATATAGATGAATATGCAGAGGCTAGGAGAAGGAAGGGAGAAAATCGTCAATGGGGAATTAGAGAGTTTGGGGGTCAACGCAAGCCCCTTGTAAAAACTTGGATACAATCCTTATCAGAGCAAGGATTTATGGCTCCTGTAATTAAACAGGCTACGGCTCAACAAATGTGGTTCTTAGAGAATGGTATAGATTATATAGGAACGTTTAGATTAAATGGAGATGTGTTTGTAGAAAAAGCTACATTTAAACCTACTTTTAATAAGCCGGGAATTTCATATAATCCTTCAGGTCGGAATAGACCTAAGGAAGAAAAAACGGATGTTCAAACATTAAACTTGGATGAATTAGATGATATATAAGTAGAGGTAAGCTATGTCTTTAGCAGATAAATTAATGCTTATTGGCATGTATATTGCAGCTACAGCAGATGTAGTAATAGCTATTGGAATTTTTATACTTATATCTCATTTATTATAGGAGGAAAATATGTCACACCCAAAACGAGTAGGGCATTTAGTATTAAATGTTAAGGATGTAGAAGTGTCTACAAAATTCTATACTGAAGTATTAGGATTTCACATATCTCTAAAACGAGACATGGGAACATTCCTTACTTGTGGTAAAATTCACCATGACTTAGCCCTGTTTCAGGCTAAAGAAGATGCTGCTCCTGTACAGAAAGGTGGACTAGGATTGAATCATATGGCTTTACAAGTAGAAAATTTTGAAGCTTTAACTGCTTACTACAAGATTTTAGAACATATGGATATAATTGAACGTTGCACTGACCACGGTATGACTTGTAGTATATATCTTACAGACCCAGATGGCAATGGGATTGAACTATTTTGTAATTGTCAGGAAGACCCCGCAGATGGTTTGGCTGTCATGCGTTCTCCTGACCGTAGTAACAAGGAGTTAATTTTCACTACGTAGGGGGTAATCATGAAACTATCACCAGCCCTTATAGTTGCTGTGGTAGCAGCTTTCATTACAGGTGTCATCGGGCCAATGGCGGTAACGTTTTACCAGGGGCAGCAGGAAGAAGCCAAGGAAGAACGTAGACTAGCAGCGGGTGTAATTGATACAGAGACTCTACTAGGACATAGTGTATTTACTCATGCTGATACGTGGGTGGATTTAATTATTCCCCAGACACAAGTATCTGATGAAGCTAGACTATTCCTCACGATTAAATTTACCGCCTTCCAAGATGCTTTAGAGGATATGGTTGTGCATACCGATTTTAACAGTTTGAATGATGAGCAATTTCATGCTGTTACATCTAAAAATTTGAATGATACTGTGGTATCCTATATTGCAGACGCAAGGAGACAAGGGATTTCAGACGAGTTTATAGATGACTTTAATATATGGCACCAACAAGTAGTAGATATTCTAGTAGATTCCATTGAGGACAACGTATATTCACCCATACATACTTCTCAAAACTCAAAGATGTATGCTATACTTACTGCATATGATAGTGCATTAGGAGCCACATTAGAAGATGTAGCAAGGACGTTGGAATCCAATGGGCGTAAGTAAGTGTGTATTCTTTGTAAGAATAAAGGATATATAATGCTTCCAATAGATTTTTATCAGTGCCATGATTTTCTAACGAAGACAGATTATTCTTATAAAGTCTGTCCTTTATGTCAGGGACGAAAGATAGATGTGTTTAGTGTACCTGGCTCTTTAGAAGCGAGGGAATATTTAATAGATTATAAGGTAGGGAAAGTATGTTAAAAGTATGGTTAGTATCAATAGCAGTTGTAGCAGGGTTTCTTATGGGGTGTTATAATCCCGTACTAGAACCCTTACCAACTTATACTCCCTATCCTTCACCGGAAGCTAGGGTTGTTGTAGTTACACCTACTCCTGTACCAGATGAGGGATGGACTTGCTTTACAGGTAAGATAGAGGTTGTGGATGGTACTGCTTGGGAAGATAATCTCAGTATAGCTATTATAGGTGAACAGGTTGTTTGTGCCAAGGAATGGAAGATATCTAATCTCTATGGCCCAGTAGGACACTTGGAAAGTAATCCAGATTCACCACTCAGATTTAGCGATTTACAGGACATGATTGACACATTTGTTAATCCAGAGCCGCCACCAGGCCCACGAATACTAAAGTAAGGTGTATGAAGATGCTGATATGGCTATGCAAGGATTGGTGGTAGATTGTGCTAATTGTCATAGGCTAATGATGTATCCAATACACAGAGAAGAATTTTTAAAGGATTGGAACAAGCATGGTAGACTATGTTTAAAATGTATCTTAAGACTTAAATTTCCAACAGTGGGATTAGAAGGATATATAATAGAAGCAATGAAATCTGCGGTATTATTTAGGGGGATTTAAGGTATAATGGAGAAAGATGATTTTATGGAAACTAGAGGAGAAAGACGGGAACAAAAAAAGAATCGTGCTTGGTATAAAGAACATCTGGCAAGCAATAGAAAGTCTTTAAATATTATTGTCCAAGCTAGATTAAAACGCATTGCCCATGATTGGTATGAAGTTGTTCAAGAAGGGGAGAAAGAAAATGACTGATTTAGACTTAGTGGGTATGTATAGAAAATGGTCGTGGGAGGAACAATCTGTTCACTGGTTACCTCCTTATCCTGATTCTATAAGAGAATTTAAGAAATGGTTAGTAGTAGTTGAAGACGTAGATTTTTCATTATCCGAACAACAATTCTTAGAAAACTTTAAAAATTTTCAGGAGGAGGATTAATAATGGAACGTAAATTGGATAGGCCGTTGGAAACTTTGTTTGATTTGTTAACTACGGAACAACGAATAGCTTGTGTCCCTGATAAAGATACCCCGCATGAGAAAGGATTTTTAGAAAATTCCGTTAATGGTGCTTTGTTTACAAAAATGTGTGAAGAACAACAAGTATTAACTCTACACAGAGTTGCCCATTGGTTGCGAGGAAATGCTAAGATCTTTCAATTAGACTGGGTTACGGTTGTGGCAAAAGAGCTAAATAATGTAGCGGATGATTTGGACTATTTAAGTGATGCCCATATGGATATTAGAGGAGATATAAATGCCGATAACTCACCGAAAAGGTAAATGGTATTGGGGAGATAAAGGCCCATATAATTCCCGTAATCAAGCGGAGGACGTACAACGTGCTGCCTATGCTTCTGGGTATGGGGTACAACAAAAGATAGAAAAGATTGAAACTGGGGCACCAATGGATGGGCATAAGCGTCAATTAACTGTAACTGAAATAGAACAACGGACTAAGAAATTGAATCCAGAGATTGTTAAACATTATTTGTTAGACGAAGCTAAAGGAAGTACCCAAAGTCCTAGAGCAAAATCAAAACCCCCCGCTCCCCCTGAAGCCCATTCCCATTCTCATAGCCACCATTTACATAAAGAAGATGGTGGTGAAGGACTTAATGGTACCGTTTTTACGTCTACTAATGCGGGTATTTTTAATCCAACTTTTGGGGAGAAGAAGAAGAAAAAGTCGGGGGTTGAAAGATTACACGATTTTGTAACGGATAGTTCTCCAATGAAATTAAATGTGGAAAAACAAGAATGGGCTAGTACTGGTGGTCAATTCGGGCATCATGGGCCAATTAGAATTGATTGGACTAAACGTAAAATAGATGAGGAGGATGTACAGAAAGTGACAGAACATAAAGGTGAACAAAATCAGGATACCGTAGCTAAAGATGCTAAGGATAAACAACGTTCTATAGAACGTACTATAGAAGATATTCAAGATGATGAAAAAGAAAAAGATAAAATAGTGAGTAAAGCAGCATATGGTTTTGGGTCTATGGGAGGACAAGGTGATCCTCTCCATAGGGCTAATACTAAAGATATACTAAGCCGTAACCCTAGGGATGATGAAGGGGAAGAAGAGGAAGAAAATACTATTCCTGAAGAAAAGGAGGGGCCAAAAGGTAATTTGACTTATGGAAAGAAGTTGCGTAAATCGGCTGGATGGGATAAACTGTTTAAGAGCTTAATAGATGAACCCTAATTTTTGTCCTAAGTGTAAAGGGTTTATGGTCTTAAATTTAGATGACGATTTAGTTTGTTTAGTGTGTGGAACAGTTTTAGTATTAAGGAGGAAAGCAAAAGATGATACCAGAAATAGCAAAGGATGGAATAGTAAAAAGGAAGTTAGCAGGAGAAACATGGACAGCAATAGCAAAGTGGGTAGAACAGGAATTCGGGGAACCCATACATCGGACAACCGTTCAACGTTGGTACGACAAGGAGGTATCTTTAGAAAACATCAATCCCGATGATATTATTTTAGATTCCATAGAAGATAGGATTAAGATAGATAAGAAATTAGCTACTTATAAAGCGGAAACCACTTTTTATAAGAAACTTTATGAAAAGAGTTTACGTGAATATGCTCAAACAGATTTATTAACAGATATTATTAAAGGCTCTATACCTGGATTTAGTAAAGTTGAAGTCTATCCTAAGCGGAATAAAGTAGCAGGAGATACTCCACAAGCTGTGGTGGCTCCACTATCAGATACACATATAGGAGAATTTATAGACCTTGAACAGATGGCTGGTCTGAACTCATATAATTTTGAGATTTTTAATAATAGATTATATGGGTGGGCTACACAACTTATAACACTAATAGAACTTAGACGGAGTGCAGTACCTATTCCAGAATTAGTGATACCGATGTTAGGGGATATGATTAGCGGGGATATCCATGAAGAATTGTCTAATACTAATTTAACCAATTGTATGATGCAAATGATTCGGGGGGCTAATTTAATTGCTCAAGCTTTGATGTTTATAGCTCCCCATTTTGAAACTGTTAGGGTTCCATGTGTAGTAGGAAATCATGGGCGTATGACTAGGAAGCCACCCATGAAAGATAAGTACATGGATTGGGACTATCTAATGTATCAATGGATTGCTGCGCTGGTTCAAAAACAACCGAATATTCAATTTCATATTCCTAAAAGTTTCTTGACAGTATTCCGAGTTTGCAATCGAAATATCTTAGCCATGCATGGGGATGCGGTATCAGGAGCGGGTAGTTTAGCTTCCATAACAAAAGTGTTAACTAATCTAAGGTCAGTATTACATTTTAAGAAAGGATTAGAAAATGAAACGGGAGAGGTTCCAGATAGTATTCCAGCCCATTTTGATTCTGAGTAGATGAATTAGATATTGGTACAGGTTCTGCCCATATTTGTGGGTGCATGAAGGGGGCAGATGAATTTGCCATGACTAGATTACAAGCGGTTACGAAACCGCAACAGATAGTAACGTATTGGCACCCTAAGTATGGTTATATAGGAAAGGAAATCATTTATTTGAATAAATATGATAATACTAAATCGAAATTCAAAGATGAAATTCCCGAAATTTGGGTTAAAAATGGGTATAATTAAAGAGTATTAAGTATAATAAGGAGTTATTAGATGCCCAAAATGTCTGTAAAACAAGTACTAGGTACACTAAAAGCAAGACTGCCCCGTGATATTGGGAATGCGGCCTTAGCTAAAGCACGGGAAACATGTCCTGTGCAGACGGGAGACTTATATAGAAGTTTATATGTAGATATAAGTGCTGATGGGTTTGAATTAGGAGCCACTGTTCTGTATGCGTCAGATATAGAAGAAGGTACTCAACCAGTTAATGTGGGGGGTTCATGGACAGGTAAATGGAAACGACATAAAAGACAAACTAAGAACGGAACAACGACAATTAGGGGTCATACAAAGACTTTTAAAGGGAAAAAACCTGTAAAGGTAGGTGGACAATGGAGAACTCTCAGTTCTTCTCCAGGTAGAGAAGGCACATTTTTTATGAAAAAAGCTATGGAAGCTGCTATAGAAGAAAACATTGAAAAGGTTTTACAGAGTTTAGGAGCTTCTAAAACAAAGCCAAGATAAAAGAACTAGAGGAGGTAAATGATGGTAAACTTAAGTCAAGTTACTCCTGAACATGAGTTTATTATAGCTCGTCATTCTAGAATGGTGGGTAAAGTCTTAGATTTAATAGAAGCATCTATGCCTGAAGGAACTCAATGTGAGAAATTTAAGAAATTAGTCCAAGTTCCTATGTATGATTTTAGAAACGAGATATTAAAACTGGTTTCTTTAGGTTTAGATGATGATTAATTATATATAAACTATAAAAAATGTTCCATTTTTGTAGAAAAAATAGTATAATAAACCGTGTAACTATATAATAGTTACTGGATTTAGAAGGTCGGAAGTGGCTTAGACCAACCTTCTTAGGATATCTTATTATATACTAGGAGGGTATTATGGCGGATGACACACTAAATCGGATCGAGAAACATATGGAAGGTAATACGTTGGCCCTTTCTGCTGTTGCTGAAGTCTTGCAGAAGATGGATGATCGCTTCCTTCGTGATGAAGATGTGGCGATTGCAAAGCAGGAAGTAGATGAACGGAGTGCTATGGTGAAAGCTATTGCTTCTGAAGTTTATGGTATGATGAAAGCTGACAATGGTATGGATGTAGACGGCACGAAGGTACGGTCTGGTACTAAGATGAAGGGTAGGGGCGAAGATTCTGAATCTCCGGTTAATCCTACTACTAAGATTGCAGACCAGCAAGCTACTATTCAAGCTGCGGAAGAAGAAGAAGAGGAAGAGAATGGTAAGAAGTATAATTTTGACAAGGATCGGGATGAAGAAGAAGAAGAAGATGAAGTAAGGAAGGAGCATGATGGGGCTGCGGAGCATCCTAAAGATGAAGAGGAAATGCCTAAGAAAGGTATGTATAAAGGGGATGACAAAGATGAAGAAGATAAAGAGCTAGAAGAGATGGCTAAGGAGCTTAATGCTTTGAAAAAGCAGATAGCTAATACTGAAACCAATATGCAAAAGGCGGTGCAAGCAGAGTCGGAGCAACGGCTTCGGAAGCTGGGATTTAGAGAGGAATTGGGTCTACAAGCTCCCCAACAGATTCACCCACTAGGAGTGGACGGTACTACGCCAATCGTAAAGGGTAATGATACTCTTGATACGGTTGACCAGTTAGCTGGTATGTCTTATAAAGAATTGCGTAACCTCCAAGCCAATATTGAAATGGGAAATACTGAAGGGGTTCCTAGGGAACTATTGGGTTAAAATTTAAATTAAAGGAGTCACACTATGGCTAATCCTAGTCTATCAGAATATCTAGCACAGTCGCAGCGTGGTCTGTATCAGTCGGTGTTCGGGCCTGAATACCTGATGAAACAGTCCTATTTCACTGTTGATACTGCTACTGG